TCATTGTTCATCTTCCCCTTTCGCCTGAAGAATGGCATTAAATTTGGTGAAGGCTTCCTTGATATACTTACAGGAAACCAACAGTACAGCACCCACAATCACCAGATCGGCAAAAATATCCGTGTATTCTTCCGGGATTGCCCATCCAAGCTGTTCAGCGAACAGGGGCAATGTGGTAATGCTCACACAAAGCAAGGTCAACCCCACCACAAAGGCCGCAACCTTCAAGGCGGAATTGATAGCCTTGTTCTTGTCAAAGGGCTGAAGCAAAATCCGAATGTTGTAATACAGGGAAAAGGCCACATTTGCCAAGTAAGCCGCCAAGAAAATCAGCATGGCCCATCCAATATCAATCAGATTTTTCAGAACTGCATCCAGCATGGTTCACATCTCCTTTGTATCATTGTAGATTTCCGGGCCGTATTGCTTCCGCAATTTGATCCGGTTTTCAGCCTTGGCCTTGGAATAGTAAAAGCCTGTGGCGGTTGCCAGTTCAGCGAATATGGCCGGGATCAGATACGCAAGGGGCGAAGTGTCCCCGGTTTTCCAAACGATAGCAAGAGTGAAGGCCGTCACAACCAGCGTGACGGCCCCCACACATCCCAACAGGACTTTGGAAAATTCCTTTTTCGGTTTCTTCTTTACACGGCTCATTCATCCGGGGCTTCCGTGGGCAACTCCAAGAATTTCTTGTGAAGATCGTCCATCACCCCATTCACCCCCAATGAATGATATTGCTTCCAACAATTTTCAAAACTTTCCCTTGCGTAAATGGGCGCATAGCCTTTTTCCGAATACTTGTTGAAGTCACTGATCATTTGGCTTCTCAAAAGGGCCTGAACCCCTAATTTCAGCGCCTTGTTATCATCCGCATTGCGCTTGATCAGGGTGTGAAGGTACTTGAACACCCCCGCAATCAGGGCGGGAATCCCAAGCAAGCAAAGCCACTGATACACCGTCATTGCGTCACCCCTCCACCAGCTTCAGGATATAGCGCAAATCCTCAACCGGCGCATTGTAGAAGTCATAATTCCAAATCCAGAAATCTTCATGTTCCGGGCGCTTATACTTTCGGCAAAGGGGATCTTCCCAAACACGGCCCCACCGCTCTTTCTGCTGATCCTGCTTTGCCAACTTAATCAGGATAGCGGAAACCAGCTCCCCACGCTCCCGGCCCCGGCCATCATCGTTCTGACTGAAGAAATCAAAGGCATCTTGGCTGGTAGTGGCGCAAACCGGTTTTCCGTTCCACATCAGAACCCCGCCTTCATTGGTCACGGCGGTTCCATAGGGAATGTTCACATGGCCGCAAATCACCAGCTTCTTCAGCCGCTTCCGGGCCAGATAGGTTTTATACTCCATCGGTGGCTTCCTCCCAACCATATACACCCGGCTCCCACACATTATTTGCAACCGTGGAAGTCCAGTGCTTTTCCTTGTGGCTCACCTTGGCCCCCAAAGCATAGGCATCATGCGCCCCGATAGGCTGAATCCATTCAGGCCATTCCTCCGAAGGATCGGCGGTCAGGCTCCAAAGGCTGTGTGCCGTGTCCGGTGTCCAATCCTCTTGGGAAGTATGGGCCTGAACACACTTGTAAAGGGTGCCTTTATAGCGGCGGATTTGGCCCAAGGTATAGTTTACAGGATAGGCCCATTCCGCAAACAGATCAGCGTGTTCCGCCGCCGTTACCGGGTCAATGCTCCCGGCTTCCGCCATTGTCACAAACACGATCCCGCCAGCTTCATTGGATTTGGTGATTTCTGTTCCCGCATCAGTTTCTTCCAAACTGACGGTTTCCGCCCCATCCAAAGTATCCCGGCCAAGCAAATGGTACACAGTCCCGGCAAAAACAATGCCCGAAGCATCATGCTCCGGGCAAAGGACATAGCAACCATTTTCGGCCTGTTTAATGTAGTTCAGATTTTCGGTCAAGCCAATGTTGGCCCCGTCTTTGATGATCCTATACATTTTGCACCTCCGAAAAAGATAGCATGATATAGCCGCCTTAACCGCAACAATCTTCCGTGGTCATTGAAGTTCCGGTAATAGGCGGTTTGGCATTCCATAAACTGTTCAACTTCTGATAATAACCGCTTCCCTTCAAGAAATTCCCGGTGGAACAGCTTCAGCTTTCGCCTTGCCCGTTTCACACCATCCCTGTTCCCGTTCACTTTGATCTTCCCGGTTTCCGTCAGCGTGAATCTTGCTTTACAGAACCGGAAGGGCTTTGTCAGGGGTATGATCTTACACTTCCGTTTGTTCACTCGAATTCCGAGAGCTTCAAACCGCCGAACAACCTCATGCCCAAGTTTCTTCAGGGCTTCCACATCAGGAAAGATTAAATAATAATCGTCCATGTAGTGGCCGAAACAGTGAACCCCGGCTTGACATTTAATCCAATTATCTATTGCGCTGGGTAAGGCAACCATTTCTTGCTGTGATGGTTCCACTCCCAAGGGCAATCCCCGGCCCGGTGTCGGGCATGGGGAATTCTGTATTACAGTATCAGCCAAGGCCCGAAGATTGGGGTTTAGAATTAGTTCTTGGTGCCGTTGGTACAGAAGCGCATGGGGCGCATTCGGGAAAAAGCCTTTCAAATCCAACAGTAAAACCGCACCTTCCCGGCCATACCTCCGGTAATGCCAATGAAGCTGTTCCTTCAGGCGGCGGAAGTGCCAGTGAAGGCCCTTCCCCTTTTGGCTTGCTCCGTTGTCGTGAATCATACAGGGGCCATATAAAGGGGTCAGAACTTCATTACAAAGGGCTTTGTGGATTTGTCGATCTGTAATATGGGGTGCATCTATGGGCCGTACTTTGCCCCGCTCACATAAGGTGAAGTGGGTACATTTCATAGGCTTCCAGTTTTGATCCAAAACCTTCCGCCGTCTGTTGGCCGTTCCTGAAAACAGGTGTCCTTCAAAGTTCTGAACACTCTGTTTCCACCGTACCTCGTTACAGCACTTCTTCCCATAGAAGAACATTTTGCGATAGGAAAAGATCTTTTCCATAGGCCCAAGGGCATTACACCGGGCCTGTTTTCTCGCTTGCCGCTTTGCTTTGCGGCGCTGGTATCTTGCTTCATGCCGTTCTTGGCTTGCCATAAAAATAAGTATTCGCCTTTCGTACAGATAAATTGTAGGGTGCCGTCTAATCTGCTTTGCCCTTGCACATGAAATGGGATATGGCACGATCCCCCACCATGCAAGAAGCGTCCGTGTAAGGGCATCAAAGGGCAGTTTTAGGGATTGGCTACCCAAGGAAGTATCTCTCCTTTTGCGAAGGTCGTCTTTCACCTGAAATCCAAAAGCCGGGTTTCTGTTACTCCATTTGACCTCGCAATCGCAAAATCCGGGCCGCACGCCAGCCGAGTAGTAAGCGTTGTTATTGTTGTTGTTGCCGTTGTTGTTGACATTGCAGAAATTGTTATTGTTGTTGTAATTAGGGGAACGCAACCACCACCACACCGCCGAGGTCACATTAACAGAGATACACCTAATTTTTTTGAAGTTAAGTTTTCAATCTTGAACCTACATTCTTAATGGCCCCTTTCAAAAGTTCATTTTCTTTGTCGATCAGTTCACCAAGATTTTGCGCCATCTTATCCAATTTTTCCATTGCGTCTTGTGATTTGACTGCATTTCCCTTGGAAGTAGTAAAGGCCCCTTCCGGGTTCTGGTTCAAAATCAGATAAACATGGGTTAGGCGAACATCAAGCGCCATCAGGGAAGCCCTTGCTTCAAGCAAATGCGCCTTCCGCAAACTCACCCGCTGTTGGTCTGAAGGAAAAATGCTGTTGGCCTTTTCCGCATGGTCTATGATCTCACCGGCCAGCTTTGCGATTGGCTCCGCAATCAGCCGGGAATACCGGGCGGAAAGGCGGGTGAGAAAGTTGATGGTTTCAACATAGATTTGGTTAGCTGTATTGATGAATTCAGCCTTACTTGTGGTTCGCTTTTGCTTCAGTACGGACACGGTTACACCCCTCTTGGTGTGTTGTCAATTTCAATCGGGCCTTGCTCTCTTTCTACATCTTCCAAGTGCTTTAGAAGCACATATTCAATGTAGTTGGTTATTGACCGATGATCACGGGTTGCAAGCGCCCCGATTTTGTCAAATACTTCATCTGATAATCGCAAGGTAAAAACCCGCTTATTGGTCGCCATCCTATAACCTCCAAAAATTTTGCATAAGATTATTGTATGGCGTTTTTCGGTTTGTGTATGCGCTCTAAAGACAGGTAAGTGATAGCACTTTGAACGGAAAAAGCAATTTTTCAAAAATCGCGTCGGCGCTTACGCGCCGAATATTTTTTTATTTTCCTTTCACCCGGCGAAGCCGCCCCCTTGCGGGGGCGGGATGGGGCCGGGATAATCCTGCGGGGGATTAGACAGCAAAGCCGGGCCGCACGCCAGCCGAGTAGTAAGCGTTGAAATTGGTGTTGTTGCCGTTGGTGTTGACATTGCAGAAATAGTTACTGTTGTTGTAATGAGGGGAACGCAACCACCACCACACCGCCGAGGTGGTGCTGGTGTGATTATTGGCTACTTTGCTGTTACCAGCTTTGTAATAATCATATTGCACCTGATAATTTTGTTCATAGCTATTTGCATAGCTTCTGGAACCGAACACTTCATATTCAGCCAGTAAAAACAAGTAATCGGTGGTGCTGGTCACATTGCTTTGGGTATTGCCGGTATTGTTGCCCACATTATCCGTGTACTTGGTTACAGGCTTCATCACATTCCGCAAGGCGGAAGGCAAAGCCGCCAACAGCGAATTGGAAGGGGGGCTTGTGGGTGTGCCGGTGTTGCCCAACAGCGTTTTCCGCATATAGCTTTCTTTCCAACCACCACTATTGCTATTATTAGGATTCATATTGAAATAGCCATTGTTGTTTTGATTACTGTTATATTGGCTATCGCAAAGGGCAACCGCTGTGGTGCCGATTTTGCCAATCTGGAAGTGAATTTTGTTATTCCCTTCCTTGCCGCTGTTGTGGTTGAAGCCCAAAATGAAGGTGTTGATGGTCAGATTGGAGAAAGTGAAGTTCCCAACCTTGCCGTTGATCTGAATGGACTTCATATCACCAACCGCCCAATAGCTGGAACCCTTACCGGAATCACTGACTTGTTTAATGGTGGCCCAATCGTTATCATTCAGGGTATTCGTGGGAAGCGTGACATTAACGGAACAGGTTTTATCAGCCGGGGCAGTATAGTTGGTATCTGCGGCCACGCTGACGGTAATTGTGGCGTTTCCTTTTGCCTTGCCGGTAACAGTTACCACATTCCCGGAAACGCTCACAGAAGCCACGCTGGGGGCGCTGGACACGGCGCTGATTACGCCGGTGCCGGGGCGGGTCACGGTGATTGTGTCAGACATTTTAGAAACATTCAGGGAAATGGAAGATTTGTTCAAAGAAAGGCTTCCTGTGGCCTTTCCAATCGTCCAAGCAACGGCTTTTTCCGCACTTCCCCCATCCGTCCATTGGTAATTAGAACCGGGGGTGAAAGTGGCATTATAGCTTCCAGCGTTGGTGCCGCTGGTAGTGCCGCCGATGGTCATTTTAGAACTGTCATAACCGGCCCAAGTCGGGCTTTGAGTGGAACCGGTATAAGTAAGGCTTCCGCTTTGAGAAGGGACAGAAACCGTGGCCCTGTTGATTGTCCAAGTTACCTGTTTGGGGGTCTGCGTTCCATCTGTCCACTTATACTTTCCTTTGGGGGTGAAGGTGGCGGTATAAGTTCCCGCATTGGTGGCGGTTGTGGTTCCGCCAAGGGTCAAAGTTTCCGGGTTGTAGCTGTTCCAAGACGGGCTTTGTTCCCCGCCATTATAGGTTAGGGTGCCGTTCTGCGACGGAACAACATCAATGGTATAAATCAACCCTGACACAGCTTCCAAGGCCGAATCCGCCGTTTCCTGTGCGGTCTGTGCGGCGGAAAGGGCTTTTTTCACAGTTTCCCGAATATCAGCATGGGCGGAAGGGCTTTCATTGTGGGTGTTAATGGCTTCTTCAATCGCTTCTGTGGGGTCAGAACTGGAATCGGGAAGCTGTTCAGGCTTCACCTTACCATCTTCCCCAAGATCCGCTTTTCCGGCCAAGGAATCATCATGGGCTTTTAGGGCCGTATCAATTTTATCCATATTGCGGTTCTGATCGTCCACATTGTAGAAATCTTCTTGGGCTGGTTTCACCAGATCATAATTAGGTGTGAACTGTGCCATCTGTCATTTCCTTTCTGATAGATTTGTTTTCCAGCCCTCCAAGCTGGGCATGGGTGAAGGGCCGAAGTGTTTTGTGTGGGGTACATTCATGGGTTTGAAGTTCTTCTGTTCTTACTTCAGAATGGGTGTACCAAGCAAGTTGGGCATGGGTAAACCCGCCCAATACTTGGTGAATATTGAACAACTGTTGAACTACCAAAACCAAGTTGACTGGGGCAACTCTTTTCAGCAAGGTTTGAACATCTTGGAAATTTTTCTTTGCGGCCACACCCACCTTTACCAAAAGGGTGTAATCTGCCACATCAGCCGAATAGTTACCGGCTCCGCAAAGGCTTTCCAAGATCACCCGCAACTGTGGCAAGGTATAGGGAAGTTCTTCATTCAGGCGGGTAAGCACCCGGAAGCGGCGATCATCCAAGGTATCTGTTCCTTTTGGGGTGATACCCAAGATTTTTTCCCATCTGGACAACCCAAGATTTCCAGCGGTTTTGATAAACTGATTATTCAGAAGATCATCCACCGCCGCCCATGCGTTTTCAAACTCCGGTTGCTCGGCTCCGGTAATCCCTTGAAATTCCGCATAATCCCGGACAACATAAGGAAGGTAATTGATTAGCTTGCGATCCATTCAATCACCTTCCTTTATGCGCTCTGCTTACCGGTTGCCGGGGTAATAGTACCAAGAACCGGGATATGATCAAGGGCCAGTTCATAGTTGGCCTCTGTTCCGTTGATTTTCGTATCAGCAATATCCAGAATCCCGCTAACCGCCAACAGGCGGCTTTCAATCTGACTGACACGAACCACAAGGGGCTGTTCCTGATCCGCCCATGTTTGGGCCAATTCCGTGAAATATGCCTTGATGGTAGTTTCCACATAGGTTTTTACATCTTCCCAACCCCATTCCTGCTGATAGGTCAGCGTGAAGGACAGGTTCACGGTTTCATTCTCCACCCCGTACACCTTCACCACATGGCCGATGGGCGCAATACCCACGCCTTCCCCGGCGTTCTGCAAGGGGTCAATGGTGGTCTGTACCAGTTCCACCAAAGGTTCTGAAGGCTCCGCAAAGGTACTGTCAATCACCACCAGCTTGACCGTTCCGCCCACCGTCAGCTTGTTATTGTTTGCGGCGGCATACACGGTATCAAGCCAAGATTTCACGGCTTCAGGCACACCGGAAAGGCCGCTGATCCATTCGCTTGTTCCTTCAGGGGGAACCAGTTCAGCGGGGCGAATATCACTGTTCCAAGCCCGGTAAACCTTTACACCGCCCACACCGGGAATGGCGTTCACCTTTTCGATATAATCAATCCGGTTGCCGCCGAAGGCTTGGGCATTAAGGCTATTGAAATACCGTTGACGGAAAACTTCAGTATCTTCTTCATCCTCACCGGGAATCAGCAAAGCGGTAATGGTACAGGTTTCAAGCCCATCCACATACTCAATGGGGATAACCGTGGCCCCATAATCATTTCCGGCTTCTCCCGTTGTTTCACAGGTGATTTCATACTTTCCATTCCCCCGGTCTGCGGAAACATAGTAGTTCAAATCCCCAATAGAAAACCGGGTGTTCATCGGCAAGTACAAAGAAGTTGGCGTGATGGACAGTTCCAGCACAGCGGGGGTGGCCGCATAAGGGGAAAGGCCCCGTTCTGCCGCTCTCAAAATCAGGTAATCCCGGCTTGCTGTGTCCGCAAAGGTTTCATTCAGAACGGTATCAAGCTGGATATACAGGTTTTGAAGTTCCACGGCGGCGGGGGCGTTGCCAAGCCACACCAGAGAACCTTCACGGGTATCAAGATTGTTGTTGATGGACAGGGCCTTTTCCAGCATCCGGTTCAGCAACAGCGCATAGGTGATATTTTCATACATCAGGTTTCCACCTCCATTTCCGTAAAAATGGGGCCAAAAATGCTGATCACCGTGAAAGTGGTCAGCACCTTTTTCTTGTTCACTTCAAACTGAAAATTTTCAACGGCGGTGATCCTATCATCCTGAAGCAATGCTTCCTTCACCCGCCGTTCAATTTCTGGAATGCAAAAATCAACCGGCTTACCAATCAGGCTTTTCTTCTCAAAACCATAGTTCCAAGAATAAATCAGCCATTCATACCGTTCCACATTCAAGATCAGGAAAACCGCCTGTTCCACAGCCCTTACTTCATCAATGGTGCCGGTTATGGTTTTGGTATCATGACGCATTTTGAATGTGCGGCTTGGAAGGGTGGTAAAGGTAAAATCCTGTTTCAGATCATCTTGAACCTGTGGAATCATGCCCATTCCCCCTTCAGGGCCGGGTTCGGCGCAATCCGATCCAGCACCAAGAATTTCTTGCCCTTTTGAATTCGGGCCATAACCACCTGATCCCCAACCACAAGGGCGTTGTGGACTTTGAACTTCTTCCGCCCTTTGATGGGGTGGTTGTGGTCAACATCTTCAGCGGTGCCGCCCCCGGTATAAGTATCTGTAACCGGGTGGCCGTGGCTAATTGTAACAGTCTGGTGGCTTACCGTCATATCCACTTCATAATCCGTGACATTCCGGGCCAACACCAGCATTTTTTCTGTGTAAATGGCCTTTTGGTCAACCTGAATTTTCAGCGGGGAAGCGGAAATCACGGTTCCAAACAGAATGTGAACCGGCTTGCTTGCGTCCACGGCTTCCACAGCGGCCTTCTTTACCAGTTCCACCGCATTTGTCGGTTTAGGCAATGAATTCACCCCCAATCAAGGTTAAATCCATGAAGTGTTCATCCCCCTTGAAATTGTGGGTGACTTTTTCAACCATCAAATAATTGTTGGTGATAATATCCCCCAAATTCAAGGCAACCACCACGGCGCAACCGGCCCGAACCCGCACATCTCCAAAAGCGTTCTTCACCGTCAGCTTCCGGGTTTTCTGGTCATACAGCTTCAGAAGGGCATTGGCTTTGGCGGCGGCTCCGGTGGCGTTTTGCAAGGCTTCAAAATACTGCAAAACACCCCACTGGTTCATCTTCTCCCCGTCCTGTGCAATATACAGTTCCCGCTTGCCGGTCTGCTCATTGTCATAGGTCAGCTTGATTTTATTGTAGGTCTGTTCATCAATGCTGGATGAATAGTCAAAGGTTTCCCCGGTTTCTTCATCAATCAGCAAATTCAGCTTCATGGAGTTGATATTTTTCAAAGTCAATTTCCCGGCATCATCATAAAGGCAGAACAGTTGGCCGGTATTCATCAGGGTTTCATCAAGGGCATTTTGGATCATGTCAAACAGGGTGCTATCTTCCTCAACAATGGTTTCAAGGGTGTACCCTGTATCTTCCACGCTCCCAAGGTTTAGGCGGAAATCTGCCGCCAGCCGCTTCAGAAGGTCAGAAGCCTTCAGCCCTTCTTCCGTGATGGTGTCCTTGTTCTTCAGGTATCGCAACTGATCATAGGCCACAACATCAATGGTCACACTGTTTGCCTTGCGGCTCTTGGTGAACACAAAGCCATAGAACATGGTGGTGCCGTTCACCGTCAGCTTTACCGGGTTGCCTTCCTGAAAGTTCAAAACCCCGTCTTTGATTACTGTGAATTCCAGCTTGCCGGGGGTGCCTTTCCGCTCCCATGTCAAAGAAACCCCTTCTTCAACAACCGGATAATAAATTGTGGAACCATTCTGAATCAGAAGTTCAATAGACAAGCGGATCACCCCTTTCAGGAAGGCAAAGTAAGAACCTGACCGGCATAAATCAGGTTCGGGTTTTTGATTTTATCTTTATTCAGGTTGTAAATCTCATTGTATCGGGAACCATCCCCTAAATATTTCTTGGCGATATTCCAAAGGCAATCCCCGGATTTTACCGTATAGGTGGATTGCTTGGGGGCCTGACTGGTTTCCCGCTTGGGCGGCTCCACCGTGGCGGTGGGCTTTGTGGCGGGGGTTGGGGCCGGTTGGATGGTCACAGTTTTAGTGCTATAGTGCCTGTATTGCTTCAGGCTCACGGCCACTGTAATATCAAAGCCTTCTTCCGCATCGTCTGTGATCTGGTAATCTTCCATTCCCACAGTCAGATTGGTATAAAACAACCGGCTTCCATTGGGCTTTTCACGGTTCAAAATCCATTGAAACGGTTCCTTTGCCGTTTTCAGCCGTTCAAAAAGAGAAAGGTAATAATCTGCGGGTTGCGCCCCGCCATTTGTGAAGGGATAGGGGACTTGGGGGAGAAGCAAGTCAAAACTTACATCAGTCAGCCCCGCCGCCTTCAGAATATTGATTTCCTCACCGCTGATCAGGGTCAGGGTTTCATTCTGGTTATTGATTTTCACTTTGACCTTGGAAGGGGTGATGGGCATAAGCACACCATCCAAGTACATTTTGTATGCCATTACTCATGCACCCCTTCTTCAGACACATCCAGCTTTTCAGCAAAATCATTGGCCCACGCATCCATAATCCCGTCAAGGTCGGTATCTTTGGAAATGTGGTTTTCATTGTGCTGTTCAACCTTGATTTCAGCGGTGGTGAACCGGTTGATTGCTTCCCGCTCGGCAATATCCCGCATATAGGCCAAATCTTCTTCCGCAATGTCAAGGGCATCACTCATGGCGGCGGTGTTCCCCGCTGTGTCCCCGGTGTTGCCATAGATACCATCAAGGGTGTTCCCAAGGTTGAAGGCATCCAGCCCATCAGCGGCCCCCAAGCTGTCCATTGCGGAAAAGTCGAACAAGCCGCCCACGGTATCTTCCACGCCTTGGCCGAATTCATACCCCATATCAAAGGCGGCTCCATACTCGAAGCGGCCCAAATGAAGATCTTCCGCATTCAGCTTTTCCATGATTTCTTCACCCTTGCCAAAGGTGGAATCCACCCAACCGCCCAAGCTGTCACGCCAGCCTTGGACGGAACCGGCAAGGTTAGAACCGAAGATAGTATCAATGGCCGAAGCCAAAGCCTGAAGGACGGAAAGAACCGTGTCCGCCAAGTCGAAAAATAGACGGGCCACAGCCCCAACCGGATCATTGAATACATTTCCGATGAAGTTTGCAACCGTAGCCACAAGGTTGTAGATCATCACGAACACATCTACAACCAAGTTCCACAGGGCCACAAAGATATTCCCGATGAAGGCCAGCGCCGCCATAAATGCGCCACAAATCAGGCCGGTTGCGGAAACGCTTGTACCTGCAAAATGATTGACCGCCGCCACAGCCGCATAGAACAGGGCTACAAGGGCGATAATCAGAATGATAATCCATGTAAGGGGGCAAGCCATCAAAGCCGCATTCAGGCCGTATTGGGCCGCTGTTTGGGCAAAGGTGGCGGTGGTCTGTGCTCCGGTTGCAACGGTAGTCATAGCCAGTCTTGCGGCCTTTACGGTTTCCAGCGCATTCACAATGCCGGTCACTGTTTTATAGGCAAGCATGGCTCCATTCAAAACAAGAAAAGCCGTTGCAACACCGCCAACAATAGGGGCAAGCCATGACCAATTATCCACCACCAAAGCGGCACCGCCAATCAGAAGGTCAAGCACCACCGTTGCAACAGAAGCGATCCCGGCAAGGCCGTTGATAACTCCATTCGTTACTTGGGTGAACTTTTCGCTATTAGCAACTTGATTTACCTTGTTCAGAATAGGATTGAAGATAGACAGGGCCTTGTTCTTCATCCCGATCCAAATTTGCCCCCAAGTTTTGGGCATATTTGAAAACTTGGTTTCAATATCATCCGCCGCCGCAAACATGGCATTTTTCACTACATCGGCGGTCAGTTGACCTTCTGCGGCCATAGCCCGGATTTCACCAATGGAAACATCCAAGTAATCTGCTATACTCTGAATAATTCCGGGGGCCTGTTCAAATACGCTGTTTAGTTCTTCACCACGAAGCACACCGGAAGCCATTGCTTGGGTAAGCTGGATCATGGCGGCTTGCTGTTCCTGAACACTCGCACCGCCAATAATAAACTGTTTGTTAATCAGTTCTTGGAAGGCAATCACTTCATCCATACTTCCAAACGCATCACGGGCATTTAGGCCCAATTTTGCAATGGAAGAAGCGGCATCCATATAGGAAGTTCTGGATCGTTGCGCCGAAGCCATTACCTTTTTTTCAAGGTCAGTAAGGGAACCGCCATCATCAAAGTTGATCATGGCGTTATTCAACCGGGCATTTGTGCTGGTAAGCTGGTCAGAAACCCCAAGAATTTTCTTTACAGCCGCCAACCCACCCACGGTGGCCGCAATGCCTTTTAGCTTGCTCCAAAGGCCATCAGCGGCGGTGGTGCCGTCCCTGATCCGCCTGTTGAAGCGGTCTTGCTGGTTGCCAGCATTCCGAATATTTTCTTCAATGGAATCGAAGGCGGCCCCGGCTCTTGCCAGTTCTTCACGGGCTTCCCGAATGGCTGAAGTGTCCACAGAATTACCAGAAGCCCGTTGCATGGCTTCAAAGCTGTTCAGCACAATGTTCATAGCCTTGTGCATGGACTTCAGCGGGGCAGTAACACCGTCATATAGGGCGATTGCCGTTCTAATGGTTGCCAATAGGGGTTCACCTTCTTTCCATAGCAGAGGGCCGGGGCCAACAGTTACTTTCTGCGGCCCCGGCGCTGTTTCCGTTCAATTTCTTTCTGTTTCTTCTTTTCCCGCTCCACCCGAATATCAATGGCCGCAATAATGAAGGCCCGTTCTTTCCGGGGCAAGTCCAGAAAAGCAGATGGTGTCAAATGCAGTTCGTGAAGGCAATAGTAAGCGATATTTGCTTCACCATCACCTTCTTCAATTAGTTTTTTGCCTCGTCCACCTCATCCTGAAGGGTGGTTTCAAACCCGCAAACCTCCTGAACTTTGGTCAGGTAATCGGCATACTCGCCGGGGGTCAGCATGGTTTTCAGAAGGGCTTCAGCGCCCATCACCTTATAGCTGTCCTGAAGTTCCTTGTCATTCAGGTTGGGGAACACCGTACAGGCCACAGCCAGCTTGCCAAGGTACAGATCATAGTCGGTTTCCTTCTGATACTGGTTTTTCTTGCCGGGAACGGGAAACCGCTTGGCACAGGACTTCCGAAGGGCTTCATCCTCGGTGCCGGTAATGGCCTTGATCTCCCATTCCATAGGCTTCCGCTTGCCCTTATCGTCCAATTCATCAGACAAAAACCGCTTGGAAGCAACAAACTTCACATTCTCAACGGACAGGGCATTTTCAGCCAGAAAAGCAGACAAACTCATTGTTAAAATCCTCCTATTTTGAAATTGAAAAAAGAAAAACCCGCCCACATTATCAAAATGGGGCGGGTTTTGGCAATGTTACTCCATTCCCGCAAGCAGGGTAAAGGCTTCCGGCATCTCGAAATCCTCAAAAGTGAAGTCCATATCTTCATCCAAGTATTCCGCATCAGCGTCAAACTTGGTAAGAATGCCGCCATCAATGTTGCAATCCTTCAGGATCACGGTTTGACGGCCCACAGAAGAAGTGGGATCTTCATTGGTCACTTGAATGTCAAAATAGACATCCTCGCCGGTGTCCTTGTACTGCTTCATCATTTGGCGGAAAATGCTGGTGTTATAGTGGAAGGTTGCGGAACCCGTACCACTCCAACCGGTGGATTTGTTACCCTTGCCGGTCTTGCCCAAAATGGGGATTTCCGTCTTATTCTTCTCAAAGTTGGCTTCAAGGTTGATAGCCTGCATGAAATTGTAACGGTTATCCCCAATGGTTACAAAGCATTCGGCCAAAGAAGCGGAAACTGCGTCCTTGGCTTGCATTACAGTTGCCATATACTCTTACACCCCTTTCTTACTGGACATAGACAGTCATATAAAGCTGGGCCATAGCGTTGACCGGGGTAACATAGTCCGTCACCACAACGGCCTTCTTGGTATCGCCTTGGGCAACCGTCACATTATCGCTGGAGAAGTTCTCAATAGCCCGGATATTCTGAAGCTCCTGATGGTGCTTCACAATATCGTTCCACAGGCTGATCCGCCCGGAAGCGTCATTGGGAACTTTGCCAAGGTACTTCTTGCCGAACAGAACAGCAATATCATTGGCAATCTGATCCAGAACCCGGATTGTCTGATTGCTGGAAAAGTCCCCGGACTTTTCATCCGTCACGGAAATGAAGGTGTTAATATCCTCCAAAACCACAACCTTTTCATCCACCAGATGGAACATGAACGAACCTTCCAGAATACCGGCTTCCAATTCGCTTTGGGTATAATCAGTATCAATCTGATATTCCCCGTCATAGTCCATATTGGTTGCGGACTTATTCACGGCGGTTCCCGCAATCACGCCGGTTGCCCACGGGATCAGGGCGGGATCATCGGTTTCACCAACAATGGTGTTCTTCACACTCACGGTACCTTCATAGTCGGCCAGCTTGCGGAAGCATACCACCTGAAACTTCTTGCCCACATCATCCCGCATCCGCTTACAGAAGGCAGAAAACAGTTCAGCAATGGTGGATTTGTTGGTGGGGCAACCCATAGCGTTGAAGGTATAGGCTTCCATCTTATCCAGATAGGTTTGATAAGCCGCATCCTCCACACTCCCATTGGTGCCGCTGGTAAGGGGGGTGGAAGCAGTCACAGCAAGGCTTCCTTCTGTTTTGAAGTCCACATAATCATTGGGCTTCAGGTCAGTCATTTTAGAAATGGCCTTCTGCTGATCCACTTGGACAGTGCCAAGGAAAGTGGAAACATCATACAGTTTGCTTTCCGGCTGACTGTTTTCATTTTCCTCAATGACAATACGAAGGTCATTCCCACGGGTGCCGGGGTATTTGGCCGTTGCATAAGTGCAAGCGGCCTTTGCGCCGCTGGAATTCAGGCGGAAGAAGTGAACCGTTTGGGCGTGTTTGAAAATCTCACGCATGGGCTTCAGTTCGTCCGCCGTGTACGCATAGCCGAAAATCTTTTGGGAATTCTTCTGGAACTCCCCAAGTTCAACGGTGATAACCTCACCTTCAGGCCCCCAATTCATTTCAAGGGGGATGGTCGCAATACCACGATCAGAGAGGGTGGCGCTTGCATTCGCAACCGAAATGAAGTTGATATATGCACCGGGCAGAATCTTGTTCTGCGTCAAAAAAGTGCCGCCGCCAAGGGCCATATCAATTCACCTTGCCTTTCTTGAAAAAGTTTTGAAGCAAGCTGTCCACCTGCTCCATCGTGTATTCCTTTCCATCTTCCAGCAAAACGGACAGAAGATCACGCCGCTTGGCGTATCGCTGGAAGGTCAGGATATTTCTTTTGGTGAAAACCGGGACATTGGAAACAGGCGGGGCCGCTTCCGCTGTCTTGGGCTTTCTGGTTTTGGTCGTAGGCATTTTTAATCCCCTCCAATGGTTCCAACCTCGGTTTCCAAGGTTTCCATATAGGTTTCTTCAGCGGGGCGGATCATGGGCAAGTTATAGTTCACAAAGAAATGAAGTACATTGTCCACAATCTCATAATTCACGCTGGTTCCATGAAGAAGATCACCGCTGGGAAGCGTGATGAAGTCCAAGGCTTCCATCATCGTTTCCGCAACGGTGAACATCTCCGCATTATTGCGGGGGTTGGTCGGAAAATACTGAATGTCAAATGGGTTCCTCTTGATAAAGCGCCGCCCAAGCATGGGCGTGATTTCCGGTTGTAAAACGGCAATCAAAAAACAGGGTTCTTTCAAACCCTGTTCCACATCATTCTGATAGATTTCATACCCATCCCCAAAGGCGGCGTTCAGTGCCATTGAAATTCCTTTGATAATCTCATTAAGCATCGAAACACCCCTTCAGGAACAAATACAACTTCTTTTCCAGAATTTTAGGCGCTTGCTGTTCCAGTTCTTGTGTGGAAATGGTCAGCATATAGCGCCCCTTTACCCAATTTTTCTTCAGCACCATCCCGCCTTCCGCATCGGGATCATAAACAAAGCGGTCACTTTCCCAATAACCGGGGATGAACCGCCCCGGCTGTTGCCGGTGACCGTATTCAACATAGGACGCATACTGAAGGTTATTCAGCACAACAACTGTGTAATGGGTTCCCCTGTGGCCCACAGGCATTACCGCCCACGCATCCCGCAAGGTGCCATATACAACAGGTGTCCGCTTCACAACCTTATTCAGCAAGCGCCCCGCCAACTCTTGGGCGGCTTGGCGGCAAAACCTGTCCAAATCCGCCCCCATCAGCTTTTCCATGTTCTTATTCAGCCGTTCCAGTTGCTTGAAATCGCATTTGCCCCATTTAGCCATCAGGCATACCCCTTCCACGGCTCCAACTGGATTTCTTGATGGTTGGTGAAAACCCCGGCTTCACCGCTTTTAGAATAGGTGAACTTCCGTTCAAGATTGTTGAACCGTGTCACAACGATTTTACAGCCAGCGGGGATTTCCACATCAGGGGACAAGAACAGCTTCACAGTTTGGGCAACAGCGGCCACGGGATCACCGGAACTTGAAGTTAAGGTTTCAAAGGACAATTTACAGGGCTGATCCTGAAGAAGCGGCTTTTCTTCAAAGTCAGTCAGGTGTGTGGTTGGATCGGTGACTTTCTCTTTTACGAAAATAGAACACCGATCCTTCCACAACCGTTCAAGGGCTTTTCTGTGGGCGTTTACCATACAAACTTCCTGAATCGGTAAAGTTCACGGCTCCGCCCATTGGTCAGGTAGTCAATCAGACTGTTCAACCGCTGTTCAGGGGTCAAATTCCCATCCCCAATGGCAAAAACCGTGTTGGTATCGCCTTCCTGAATTTGCTTGATTGCCGCTTCAAGGTCAAACCCTTCCAACTGCCCGGAAACCTTCTTCATGTTCAGGTATTCGCCAACCGCCATATAGACGGCCACACTCACCAACCCTTCAGGCATATCCTTTCGGTTGGTTTTGTTTTGAACCCTGTATTGAACATTGCTGATCACAATATCCAACAGGGGATCTTCAGCGGCCCCCGTTACGCCAAGGGCCGTAAGCATTGCAATAACCTGTTCACGCAACGGGAATCACCGCCATTCCATCAGCCCAAAGACTGAATCCGGGCAATGGGAATGGCCTTGTGGTTGATATAGGTGCGCTGGGAAGCAGTGCTTTCCCCGCTGTGAACCAGCGTCCAGTTCTGCCCATTCTCCAAGTCCGTGTCCGTGGGGGACAGCTTGGTCTGACTTTTCTTCTCATAGCTGATACCATAGGGGCTGAACACCTTGCGCTGACGCATATACAGGGTATCAACACCGCCGTTGGTCTTGGGGTCACGGGCCATTTCATAAGGAACCTTGGCCCCAATATCTTCATAGGAGATAGCACCGTTGCCCATGATGAAGGTGGTGTACTGCGTAGCGGGAACCACATACATATCAGCGGCAAGGGTACGGGTGCCAAAGTAGGGGGTTGCCTTGGCAAGATCAATTTCAGAAGCACCGGAAGCACCGGAAGCCTTGATCACCAAAGCGCCGGGGGTGTCCGCTTCAGCATCGGCATAGCCGGTCACGGCGGGAAGATCATCGTCCACAACCACAGTGCGGCCATTCCAAGTGGCAAGGGTCAAATCCTTCTGAATGCCGTCCCCGTCCGTCTGTTTCATGAACTCCAACAGCTTCATGTTTTCAAGGTTGGTGGCAACATCACTGTGCATGAACACCAAAGAAAACTTCTGCTTATTGGCTCCACAAGCCTTGTTCACGGCGCTGTTCAGGGTGGTGGCGCTCATAGGGGCATAAATCGTGGTGCTGTGCTTCTCCACAAACTCCTTGTTCTTGGCATCGGTGGTGGGCATGGCAAAAACACCCTTCAGGATGGAAAGAAGGGTTTTCTGATCCAAGGTATCCTTGTACTCCGCAACCTGTGCGGACACATTGCCCATGAAGTCCACGCCGCCCGTAATGTCATAGCTGAAGTCCTTTTCAGTCCATGCCTTGGCACGGCCAACAACCACCATGCCCTGTTCAAAGGTCTTGGTGGAAGTGGCGGTAATGTCGGTTTCACCGTCATAGTTCACCGCATCCCCATCCAGAAGGCCACGCATGGCAAGACGGGCATAGCCGGTGCCATTCTGACTGGTGAACACCGCCCGAATATCAGGGTTCCCGGCCAGCGCACGGGACTTCTTCAGGGCGTTCAGGGTCAGGTTAGGCACACGGCCAACCATGTACTTAAACGCTTCAGGGTTGAAAGACTTTGCATCAAACTTGCTGTTAGCCATCGTTCAAACTTCCTTTCTGTGTAGTCAAATTGTGTGGGTTACTCCAAAACCGCATCCGGGTTTTCCTCCATGTACTTGCACAGTTCGTCATAGGACATTTTGGAAAGGTCATCCCCGGTGGGCTGATTGTGGGGATCACTCTTTTCAGCGGCTTTGGCTCCCTTAAACTTGGCCTTGCCGCTGGTGTCGAACAGAAAAGCCGTGTCCTCACCCTTGGTCAGCTTGCCAATTTCATCATCCAGCCCTTTCACCGTGCCATCATCGGCCAGTTCCGCCTTCTCCAAGAATGCGGCCAACAGCGCCTTTACAGCGGTGTTGTTTTTGGCCTTGGCATTGGTCAGGGCCACATCAACGGCATTGCTGATCTTCAGGGCCTTGATTTCATTGGCGTGATCCTTGTCCTTCTGCTTGTTCGCTTCCTGAAGGGCGGTGATCTGGTTCTGAAGTTCCGTGTTATCACCAGCGGATTTCTTCAGGGTTTCAATCTGCCCATCCCGTTCAGAAACTTGGGCTTTCAGGGTCTTGTTTTCCTCGTTCACCTCATTGAACCGGCTCTTGGTTACAAAGGAACCATTCAGCCCTTCCATAACCTTGTTGGCCTGTTCCTCGGTCAAGCCCCACTCCATCAGCTTTTCTTTCGTCATAGTGTGATACCTCCATCATAAAATCCTTTTTTACCGTGGGTCAGGAACCACGATTTCCCCCGGCTCTGTTTTCCGCCCACAACCGGGAAACGGCGAATAGGTATGAAAAAACCACCACCGGCCCGAAGGCCGGGGTGGTTCAATCAACAATATTGTGGATCAGTCCCAATGCTGATCCGGGCTGAAGTTTTCAAGAACAGAATAATAATTGGGGATTTGGTCAGGCGGTTTCCCATCCTTCAAAGCAGTAAGAACTTCAATTTTTTCATCAAGAAGTTCTTCACTGTCCGCATCAAAGAAGCGGTCAACCAGAACATCAGAAACTTCAGCCAACAGCGCATGAACCTTCATCAGCTTTTCTTCCCGTGTCATATTAACCACCCGCTTTCTTTAACATATCCTGAATAACTTCTTCCAAGGCTTCTACCAACTCCGGTTTATCCTTACGAAGCATTTCTATCAGGTCAGGACGGACAACCGACAAAGCGCCATAATTGGCAAGGGTTTCTTCCGCTCGTTTCCCAATATCCCGGTAATATTTGGAACCGTGACCATATCGCACAAGGCCAGCATCACGGGCCGAACCACCGGAAAGGGCATCGTAAATATCTTCAAGGGAACTGATACCGCCGCCCATAGCGTTTCGGCATTGATAATCAATTTGTTCACTTGCTTCACGCTTTAGCTTATTGAAGGCTTTTTTGTAGTCGGAATAAGAAATGGTTCTTGCATAGTATTGATCCGTCAAGGTGGAAGTGGCGGTTCTCAATTCAGCATTGATTTCCGCCGTAATACGCTTGCATTCCTTATCGAAGGCTTCAAAAAGGGAATCAATATCATCCGCAATATCAGTGTTGGTTTTCTGGAAAAAGGAACTTAACTTGGCATGGCTGGAACTGAACCAACCTGAATACTTTGCCGGGTCTGACCGGTTGAACATATCCATCAGGTGCATTTCCTCATGCAAGGTCGTAACCACTTGGCCGGTAAGATCATCCCCTGCCAGCTTGGGAATAATCAATTCAACATCCGCAAGCTGATCATTCCGGGTATAATAGCGATAATTAACCGCATAGCCTTTCCCGTGGGAAACCTTCATGGGAATACCGTTGGCCCTGATGTTTTCCATAGCCCCCATTTTGGAATAAAGGGCAACCACATCAGGATCAGCGTTTTCACACGCATTCACATAATCAATCAGGGCTTGGGTGTTCTTCCGTTCCTTCTTGTCAGTCAGGTATTCAGGGAACATTTCAGCCTTCAGCGGCTCCAATTCCCTTTTCGCCTTCATTATAGCGCCCACGGTGGCAACCGTCAAACCATCCTTCACACCATCCACAAAAGCCTTCTTCCAATCGGTATATTTCATGTTGGCCGGGACATAGTACACCTTTCCATCAGCGGTGCGGGCGGCTCTTTCGCCGTCCATATCGTCATAATGGGGGCAAGTGGTTCCCCGGCAATTTGGGTGGAAGGGCGGAACAGTCACCCCCGGCTCATATTGGGCCAGCGGGATCACCGTTCCATCAAGGGGCTGACATACCGCACAGGTGCGGGAATCCAGCGTTTCCACAATTTCAATCTGATCCACACCCAAATCTTTATACATCTGGATTTTGGAAACAGCGTTGAAATAGGTGGTTTCCGTATGCACCAGCCGCCTTGCCTTATAACGGGCTGTTCCGAACTTCTTTTGAATGGCGGTGATAGTCTTGGCCGGTGGATCACCCCGCAACATACCTTGAAGCAGTTCTTTGTTTACGGTGTCCACCAAATCAGCCTTGTTCACCCAACAGCGATCCCGAAAAGTCCGTCCGTCCGTTGTCCACGGTTTTGAAAGTAAGGTTTCAAGTTTCTTCTGGTTCAAAGCGGTGAAATCCCATCCAAGGCCAATGCCCTTTTGGATTTCAAAGGCCCCGTGGGTGTACCCATTGGAAACCAGCTTCTTCAGAAGATCATCCACCCCATCAACCTGATTGCCATACAGAAGTTCAATCTGCTGTTGAATTTGCAGTTGGATTGCTTCAAGGCGGCTGACATGGAAACGGGTTGAAGCGTTTTCCAACTTCTTAATCCATTCCGGGGAAAGGTTGGCTTGCTGTGCGGCTTTCACATACTGTTCCGCCGTCCACTTGAATTCTTCAAGCTGTCCGGTGGTCAGCATTTTCCGGGCTTCCGCCAAAGTCACATTGTTATTGGTTGCAAATCGCTGATACCAGCTTTCAATATCCCGCTGAACAGTGTGTTCAGTTTCCCGGTAAATATCTTCAAGTGTCTGAAGGTATTCATCCGCTTGTTTGTGGGCCGAATTTTCAAGAATGGCGAACCGGCCCCGCCAATAGTCAGCATTTTTCACGGGGTCACGCTCCCTTCTTGAATGATCAGGCACTATAACCACTCCGCAACTCATGCCCGTGCTAAAACCCATAACAACTATTTAGCGTTCCCAGATGGTGCCGGGTATGGGACTTGAACCCATACGCCAAAGGCGGCGGATTTTGAATCCGCTGTGTCTGCCATTCCACCAACCCGGCAAGTGGTAGCGTGTACGGGGGTCGAACCCGTGTTCCCGGCTTGAAGGGCCGGTGTCTTAACCGCTTGACTAACACGCCATAGAAAGTGCCGGGGAAAGGAATTGCACCTTTGACCGGGTAAGGAGGTGAACCCCGGCCCCGCCCCATTATTGCCCCGGCATATAGGGAAGGCGGGGATTATTCGTCCCCGCCTTCATCACCATCAGGATCTTCTTTCTGAACATTCCCAAAAGCGCCGGTGTAATCCTGCGCCTGTTCCATTGCTTCTTCCTTTTCCTTCCTGATCCGCTCCAACTCCAATTCCACATCCGTTGTCCACGGGTGCTGGGCCACAATGGTTTCATTGGACAGAATACCAACGGACTTCCCACAGTTTTCAATGGCTTCACTTTCATTCACCGGCATATCCCGGTTGAAAACAATGGTAGTTTCTTCTTCCTCGAAGTCACCCCGGCCAGTGTTGGCAAAATCCTGATTGATAAACCACAGAAGATCATCAAAGGCCGCTTGGAACTCGGTTTCCATCCCGTTTGCGTCAAGGTCAATGTCAGAATACATGGATTGAATGTTCATCTGATTGGGGTTGTTACCCATGCGATCATCCTTGGCATTATAGCCACGGGCGTTTTCAATCAGTTTATCCTTGAACAGTTTCAGAATGGAATTGAAGTTTTCAGCGTTAATTTCAACGGTCAGGGTTTCCACCCCGCCATCATCCCGAACTTTCACGGCTCCGAAGGTTGCAAGGTTGCGGCGGAACTCCCCAAGGTTTTCACCATCATAGTTCTTCAGGATCAGAATGGTGTTCCGTGCGTCCTCTTGCATATTGTTTTCAAAGTCGGAAATCATAGTGTTGATACCGTCCTGAAGGGTTTTCACACGGCGAATCAGGGGGATTTCCTGCTTATTGTACTTGAACGGGATCAGGGGAATCCGCTCCCAATTCAGTTCAACCGTTTCTTCCCCATCGTCAACACTGAAATAGTTTTCATGTTCCCCCAACTGTTCATCCGGGGTCAGGGTGGTTCCATCATACACATAGCGGTAAAGGCCATCTGATTTGAAGATTTCCACCCGCTCCACAATTTCCTTGGTGTAGCCGCTCCAAACCTCTTGCGGGTAAAGGCGGACAGCACAATCAAGGATGGTATGATCATCGTCAGCCCAAAACGGAAGAATTTCATGGGCCGGGAAGTGCTTGAAGGCAAGTTTGCCATCATCCCCATAGTAGGGGTACAACCAGCCGATCCCGCCTTTCAGGGCATCTTCACACACATACTTCAGAAGCCGCTTGAACCGCTTATCAAAAACCTTGTTCAGAAATTCGGAGTAGGTCTTGTTTCTACAAGTCAGGGAAAAGGGCTTGCCCACAAGATAGTTGGTTTTCTGATCCACCATCAAAGCAAACTGGTTATCCACCAGCCGATTGTTGGGAAGGTTGTCAACTTCCTGAAGTTTGCCATCCTCGCCAATGATTGTGCGCTTGCGGGTCAGAATGTCATGGAAACCTTCATAGTAGGCATCCCCGGTAATCTGTTCTTTCCGCTTGCGGCTCCGCTTCCATTCATCAATTTCAGCGGCGAAAAACTGAAGTTCAGTCATGCCGGTATTGCCGCCCATCAGGATCAGGCGATTGATCCGGGCCGTTTCAGTATCAGTAAACAAAGGCATATTCAATCACCATCCTTTCTCTCTTGGGGGGGGGGCTGAAATCCAATGGGGCGCTGTCTGGTTTTCTCCAAGGTCAGCGTTTGGTTTGAAAGTTCCACTTCAATCTTCAAAGACTGGTAGGGAAGCCGATCCGCCCACTGTTCAATTTTCTTCAAAATGTGCTGTTGTTCAAACATGGGCGGTTCCTTTCTATTGGGCAATGAACACCGAACACCAGAAACCGTGTGTTTCCGAGGATGTTTGTTACTATCCTGTTATTAGTCGAAGCTGAAGGCGGGGCCAACCAGCATATCTTCCAGCGCATAACGCATAGCGTCCATCAGGTGGTTGAAATCATCAATGGGGGTATTGATCTTGGCCCCAAACTTATCTTCAGCCCAAGTGTAATTTGAAATTTCAGTAATGAAGTTCACACACCGGGGATGAATGATGATGGTGTAATCCTGAATGTACTGAATGCCATTGTTCACGCTGTCCTTGCCCTTCCGGGCGGCTCTGATACGCTGAAGGCCAGCTTCCCGCAATTCGTCAATGCTCTTGGGTTCTGCACAATCGGCCTTAATCCGTTCCTTGGCATAGCCCATCACTGTGACTTGTTCGCAAATGGCCCGGTTGGTCAGGGCCTTTTTATACAGTTCATCGAAAACCCAAATGGTTTTTTCTGCTGTACTCACCAGCCCACAGAAAAGCGCCGTGGGGTCATTGGTATAGCCAAAATCAAGGCCGAAGGCAGATTTCACGCCATCCTTGGCGCTGATTTCAGCCGGGTTGAACAGTTCTTCCCGCCAGTTCTCATAAATCAGGCCATCCACAATGCCCCAACCACCAAGGCCAGCCACTTTATAGCGCCGGGGGTTGGTTTCCTTCATGGTCTGAAAAACCTTCAGGTCAGCTTCATCCAGCCATTCATTACACAGGTAATTGGTGGTGGTGGCGTAAATCTGCCCATCCGGGGAAGTCCAGCTATCATGGAAACGGTATGTGGGGTTCCCTTGGGCATCCTTGCCGGTAATCTCTCCAAAGAACCGCTTTCTGATCCAGTGTTTTTCATTCCACGGGTTGAAGGTTAGGGTAATTTGCTTGAACAGGCCGGTTTCTTCCGGGATAGCGCCACGGATACTTTCATCAAGCATATTGAAATCATCTTCATTGGTGATTTCATAGGCTTCTTCAATCCAGCACCAGCACAAATACCCAATTTCAACCGTAATGGAAGTAACCTTCAGGGGATCATCAAGGCCCCGGAAGTAAATCTTCTGACCGGTGGGAACATAGGTCATTTCAAGGGGGCTTTCCTTGATTTCCCAATAAGCCTGAACCCCAAGCCGGTTGATTGCCCACTTCAATTCTGTGAAACAGCTATCCTTTAAGGTTCTGAATACTTTGCGAACCACAAGGGTATTAGCTTCCGGGTATTGCATCATCCGCTTGATGATGTTCAGGGCCGTGGTTTTGGATTTCTTGCTTGCACGGCTCCCCTTACAAACCCGGTAGCGGCCTTTGAAGTTCCAAAAGGTCTTGTACCCTTTGCCCACCACTTCAGGAAGGCGGATCACCTTGGCCTTGGGGTTAATCTTCAAGTTGATCATCCCCCATGATAACCACGGGAACATTCCCTTCCATTTTCAGTTTGTCGGTAAACATTCCAAGATGTTTGCCCAACAATTCAAGGGCCTTCAACTTGTCGTAGGTCTTAACCTCTCGTTCAGTGATATTCCCATCTTCACCGGGAATCACCTTCACTTTGACAGAAGCAATACAGGCGGTATCATCCCGGTTGGCTTCACCTTTGATGGTGGCTTCATCCATGTCAATTACATCAATGGGGTTCAGAAACGCCAATTTTGCGATTTCCTGAATCACCCGATCTTGATTGATACCGGTTCGGCGGCTCCGCTCTGCAATAGCCTTGTCAATAGCATTTTTAATCACAGGTTTTGACAGGTTTTCAGAACCCATCTGTTGTGCGGTATCAGGTGAATACCCGGCCCGAATTGCCGCTTGCGTTGCATTCAGGTCAATCAGATATTCTTCAACAAACCGCTTTTGCTTCTTGGTCAAGGTATTCACCCCCTTTGAAATCAAAAGAAAAGCGCCGAAGGTTCCCCCTCGGACGCTTTTTCACTTTATATGATAGCCGAAAAAACACTAAACTTTCAACAGGTGAAACTAAACTTTACTCGGTTCTTTCAAGAAATCGGCATTTTCCTTGGCAAAAGCAAGTAAAGCCTTCCCGTGAATTTCAAAAAGCCATTGGGTGGTGTACTCAAATTCAGCGGCTAAATCTTCCCACTTTTTCAGTTGGATATACCGGCCTACAAGAACATTTTGCTGGTCAAGGTCAGGAACTTTGCTGATCATGCTGAAGGCTTCCTTCTTCATGGTCACAAGTTCATCAATCCGGGTGTTAATATCATCTTCAAGGGACATGATTTTTGCAATGGTTTCCCCTAAAGTGTCTTTTGGCCCGGAAGTCTGAACCTTGTCAGGCTTCAGTTCATAGCTTTGACTGGTCAACCCGGATCGAAGGGTATTCACTGTATCTGTCAACCGCTGGATCAGTCGGTCAGTTTTTCGGATTTGGGCAAAATATTCTTTAGCCCGCTGGGAAAGTTCCTTATCAGTCACTATGTAGCACACATCCTTTCACACATCTGTTCTGTGAAAACTCCTGAAATATCAAGGCTTTTCAATGTGTAGAACAGATAGAACACATCTTTGGACAGTTCTCTTATATTACTTATCTTATATATTTTTTTTACTTTTTAAGTTTAAGTAATATAACATCTGTTC